TATTGATTATATCAGCAAACGACGAACTTGTATTAAAGATAATTTTCTTAATAGACGAAAATGTAACTACAAATGAGGTACGAAGATTTGTGAAAGCTTGTTCGTATGTTACACTCAATTTACTAAAAGCATCACCTGCAACTGCTGCACGTTTTACAAGTGCCTTCACAATTACATCAGTTGTAAGCAGACCCTCTTCACCCATTTTCTTTAAAGCTGCAATAGGCACACCCATACCTGCAGCTAACTCTTTTACCAAGATAATTGAGTTTTCTCTAAGAGCTCTTAGTTCCTCACCTTGTAAGACACCGGAACCGATTGCTTGACCTAACTGTAAAATTGTTGAACGCGTCTCTGCAGCACTTGCACCTGAACGAATAATTGCTTCATTAACAAATTTAGTTACCTTTCCAACGTCAGCTTGATTCAATCCGAAGGATTTGGAAGCCAAAGCCAATTTTGAATATAAGTTTGCAGTGGCTGATAAATCCGTTCTTGTTTGAATTGCAATTTTTCGTGTTTCATACAATGCATTTGAGAACTCTTCTTGAGTATCTGTCACAGATTTTAATTTATTTTCCATATTGGTAATTTCATCAGAAAGGCTAAAGAATGTTTTAAAACCACTTATTGCAGCAAATCCAGCTACTAATGTCTTAGATAATGTTGAAAAACTTTTAGTTGCTTTTTCAGTCTCTACTTGTATCTTATTTACCGATTCTCTCAATTTACCCAAGTCTTTTTGAGCAGAGGCAGAATCGGAAATAGTTTTTAACACTATTGCCATTTATGCTTCCTTCAATTTTATACCCAGGGCTCATATTGAACCCTGGGTATATTAATCACTTTACATCAACAATTACGCCTAATGGCCTTCCATACTTTAATGCAATACGCTCCACAAAGTGCGCAGGAGCTTGTTTGGAGGAGCCTTCATTAAGTTTATTAATATATTCTACATTATTTTCAATATTAGCTGCACCAAATAAATTTGGTGTAATACTCCAAGATTTTCTTGCAAGTCCTGTATCAATTGGAGTGGCATTTACTAATTCTGTTTTCAAAATACCAGCTAATACTAAATTTTTAGATCTAATTTCTGATTTAGCTTTTTTATTTAAATTTTGAAATTCACTATCAACATTTAATAATTTTAACTTAATCATAATTCTTTTAAAACCTCCAATTGATCTCCACCTTTTGCAGCCAATATTTTTTGAAAAATCATTGAACGTTTTAATGAAACCCTTATTCTTTCACTATCAACTGTTTCAGGATTGAAAATTGGTTTTAAGGAAGGAAAATGATCCCATGGTTTTCCTTTAACACCTTGCGTTTGTAATAACTTAAATGTACAAAGATCTATTTGCCAATTTGGAGGTCTTTGATTAAAATATGCAATCCAACCATTAAGTTCATCATAAGTCATTTCATTATATAATTGATATAATGGAATTCTCAGATGAAAAGCAATTTCATATAAATTAAGCTCTTCATCTGAGAGAATTATTTTCCCGCGTCATCTCCACGAATACCAGAATACTTCATAATCTCATTGGCTAAATTGGTAAGTTCATCCAATGGAAATTTATCAAAATCGGAGTCTTCAACATCTTCTGTTCCTTCAACCGCAGAACGAATTACAAGCTTTAAGATATTGAAATTCTCTTTTTCGTCTTTCTCTGCATCCTTTGCCTTAGCTTGAATCTCCATTACTTCGGCAACCGAAAGCTTTTTAATATCAACTTTCTGTCCCATAAAAGTAATAGACTTAGTGAGCTTTTTACCAACTAACGACTTAAAATCAATTTTATCAGCCATTTTCAACGACCTTTAAATTTTTCTGAATTTTGTTCTTGATATACATCAAGAATCTTACGCATATCATGTAAATAACCTAGTGTCATAAATAATTCTTTAGACCTAGATTCATCATTAATAAATTCCGGCAATCTTTCATATGTCTTACGAATACTGATATCAATACTTTTTCTCATATTTTTAGCAGTTGTTCGTAACACATAGCCCATACTGAAAGGCTTTTGATATTCATCCATCTAATATTCCTTATTGATAACAATAATAGGTAGTGTCATATGCAACACACTATTAAAAATCTTGCTGAAGGATTTGCCTATTGCTCAATTATGATGCTGCGTTAGTATACGCACCAAAGAATTCTGACTGAATTGAGATGGTTAGAGTTGCGGTATTTGCATCCGTCAGGCTTGGTGTAACCTGCAGAGCTTCAAGCTTACCAATGAAGAAATACTGTGAATTTTCAACAGTACCCAGCCCACCTGCATCTGAATCATAACCTGTAGGTGCAGAGTTCAGAATGGTAAACCGGAAAGGACGTTGCAGACCATCGCCAACCATAGATCCCAGATAATTTGCTGCATCCTGCCAATCAGATGCAACATAGTTCAAACTGATTTCCATTGAAGGTGCATCTGCCTGACCCTGAATCTGCTGTGATGTGCTGGAACCATATACAGGAACGTTCACAATATTCGGTGGTGTGCCAATCGCGGGAAACTCACGAACATTTTTAATTCGTGTGTACTCTCCAGCAGTGACTGTAACAACAGCACCATTGGCCAATTCTGCAGTAAATAAAGCCTTCCAAGCAGTTTCATCTGCAGGTAAGGTACCACTATATGTCTCACGAGACATTGAAAGATCGGTATACATACCAGCACCGATCGAACTAATGTGTGTCATTACATAACCTCTGAGTAACTGAACGGAATTGAATAAATAACGCGGTTCAGAGTTGGATTATCTGGATCTTGACCACGGTCTTGAATTGCGCTGTTAAACAGCTGAACCGAAATACCGTTTGATAATGTAATTGTTTTGCCAAATAAATAATTATCCAACTTATCTGCTATTTCTGATGATTTCTTCGGGCCTGTACCTGCTTTACTGAAAATATCAATTATCAGTTCACCAGATATAGATTTTAAATTTACACCTGAGCCACTTGAAATGATTGAAACTCTTATATACTCTTCCAAAGATTTTGTTTTAACAAAATTGGAAGGAAATGTCTGAATCTTCTCAGCCTTCCAAATTGAGCTGGCAAATATGGAAAAAATCAAATCGTCGATGTTACTATATTTTCCCATATTTAATCCTTATAAATATCTACAGTATAAATATAATCATCAAAGTCAATTAGTGAGCCAATATTCCAAATTTCATTATTTATAAATACTCTATCAAATGCCAATATATCAGAAACATCCTCAGTCATTAGCAGCAATGATTTATGAATGGTTTTTCCAAGTGGGCTTGTCTTATCAGAAGCTATTACAATACCTTTGGTAGATACTGTAACTTCTGTTTCTTTGGCAACTCCAGTATCAAAATTGAAGGAAGTTGAAACCTTCCTGTAAAGAATAACTGGAGTTACCAAATCCCCAATAGACTTAAATGCAGTTCGAACTGATCTCCTTATGAGTGATTTGTAACTCATTAATTTGATCTCCACCACATCTTACTTCCACCTGATTTTAATAAAGGATTAATTGATTGCTTTATAAAATTGGGAAACTTATCAGGCATTGATTTGAAAGTTAAACTTATATTGGCAACTGATATTGATTCCAACTTTGCTGATTCATCAAATATACCATCATTATTTAAAAAATGATATGCCAACTCATATGTAGCATTAATGATTCTGGTAGGAATCTCTGAAAGAGTTTTGTCAATTCCAAGAATCGGTTCATAATAAGTTATATTTCTTGGAAATGCAAGAGTTTGGGACTCACTTATGGCAATACCAGCCCAATCAAAATTATTTAGATATAGACTAGCTGTAACTAATGCTTGCTCTTTCAATGTATTACTGGCATCAGTCCACGCACTTACATCAACTCTATCTGTGAAATAAGCATTAGCTTCTTCCAAATCAACATATGAATTTATACCTTTGGTAAGTGCCATAAGTGTTCCCTCTTTTATTACGAATGGAAAATCGGTAAAATGCCAAGAGACAGTGCAGATGTAAACTTACGATTCCATACACCAACAGA